AGATCTTCAACAAGAAAGGATATACACAATGTGTAATTTCTCCTATTATTGTAGAAAGAACTAAGACTTAGGGGCGAAATATTGAATCCTTTGTATCGAATCTGTTTTGCAAATTCGAAACCGTAAGGTGAGGTATAGGTCTTAGAAGGTTGGAATGGGATATCCCATTCTGAAAGTAACTGCTTATATTCTCTAGCAACTTTATCGTTACCGATGACAATATCGTCACCGAGTAACATATAAGGAAGTCTAGAAAATTGGTAATTACTCCTTCTACAGGCCAGCCATACAAAGAAATGGTGAGCAAGAGCAAATGAGGTGAATGATGAGTAGAAACCCATAGGATTTCCTGTAAGATAATTGATTTTACCTTTACAAGAATCAAATGGATAGTCTACCATGATTCCTTTCCATGCATCAGCATAGGTCCTATTAGTGTATATCGATAACATCTCCTTTTGAATATCAATTGGAAATCTATCGGTAGCACTAGTTAGGTCTATACTGTGATACATATGACCAGGATCAGCTTGTAACGTGTTTATAAGCTTACTCTGATTATGTGTACAATCACCTTTTATCCTTTTCAGGATAGAAGACTGATATGTATGTAATGGTTTCAAACAAGTTTGAGACCAATAATCTGCAATTGCTACTTCACGTGTCTTACCCTCCTTATCGGAGAGCAGTGCTAGTTTTCGATAACAACGGCTTTCACCGACGTTAAAGAATTTCTTCACTGCATCATTCTTTGTTAAAGATTCCATATAGTCCATCCTTAGTGATAATTCATCACCACCAAGAATGCCTATACGTATTTTTAACGAATGAGGTAGAGACATGAAATCCTGTATAGAAGACCAAAGACCAGGTCCGTTAGGGCCTGATCTCGTGGAATGATGGTAAGATTTGAATCTAACTTTCCTTGGAATATTTCCAAAGAACTTTGGGTTCATTCCAATTTCAATGAGGAATCTAACCATGTTCTTTCTCAATTTTGAGGGATCTCCCAGATAACCTGGGGCCTTCTCAATTGTTGAAAAAGATGGAGTAGGTTCCAACCTAAAAGCTCTCGGCATGTAAAGGACTGATAACGAGGCACGAAGTGCGTCGGTACCTAATTCCTTACATACGATGGCAATAGGTTTTATTGCTTTTGGAAATTTAAAATCTAAACCGCGG